TGTATCACCACCCATGAATCACAGCATTACATCGGACCAAACCCAATCGGAGAAGATGTCAACTATGAAGACTTCGACCTTTAATTTCTTAGTTGATACGCTTTATGAAGAGATCTTAATGCATGACTATAAAGATGAACTTCTCACACTCATGAACGCACAAATGAAAGATGACACAATTCTTAGTTGAGTTCAATAACGGATGATATTGCACAATTGGGAGCATACGTGATTATGGTTCTCACATGTATGCAGTTGGTGCATTTAATTGAAGCGTGTCGTCGTACAGCTGTCAGACCAAGATGCACAAGTCTTAAAACTTTATGCAGCTAAATGGGGGTTGACCTTATCTCAAGCACTTGAGGACATGTCAAGGTCACACATCCACGGATCTGCAGCTGTTTGTTCATTTGCTCGCGACTTGCTCAGTAACGAAGATGTAGCGATTGATAAACGTGCAGGCAAAGAATGTTTCGGTTTTAAATGCCGATGCTGTGCTTATACACTGCAGTGTCGTACAGGATTGTATCAAGGTGATTGGAAAATAGATGATCGTTACAAACATTTATTGATCGAAAATGAAGATAAAATGCTCCATTCTTAAGCAAAACTGCTGTTTAATTAAAGGGCCACACCAAGGACGCACATGAACATCCTCTCTTTTGGAGACTTCTATCTCGGCATCGATAAGGAATCCTTTACTGATGTCTCTATCCACTTGTGGAGAATCAGGCTAGAATGTGGTGGTCCCAAACCCTTACATCATGGACCCGTTAAGGGGACTCGTTACAGACGAAGACGCCCTTGCCGTTTTCAAGGCGATTGAGATTGTCAGACTCTTAACGGATGACGGCAACATGCCCTTACAGGCATTGCAATGCTTTCTCTATGTCTGCTCCCACGACAAATGCCATAAGGCACGAATGGAGCAAGACTTAGGGTTAAGCACTGCATCAGGTAGCCGTAACACTGATTACTTATGTAGTCAGAACAGATATAAGACAGCGGGACTCAACCTAATCACCAAGGAGGCAGACCCTTTAAATCGACGTAGGATTCAACTACGACTGACACCGCTTGGTGTTCGCATTAAAGACGAACTACTGAATGAATTAAATGGAATTCACAATCACTCCGTTTGAGGAGTACGAAAAACCAAAGAAGATCACTAAATGGTCTGAAGGATTTCAGCACACGCTGAACATGCTTCCAACGTGGAGAGAATCTGAAATTACCGGAAACGGTAACAACATCAGAAACTTTCAAAAGCTGAAAGAGGAAGGTAAATGGGGTGATCCTCCACTTACTGCTATTAACAGTGATCTAGTCAAGCTAACTCTTGCAAAGGTTCAAGCAAAGACTGGCAACTCAGCTAGTACAGTTAACCGTGCAATTTCAACCATCAAAAAGGTACTTAATTGCTGTGCAGAAAGTGGTTACATACCATATGTGCCAGTCATTAGTAAATTTAAGGTTGAAAAGATTCGCCCAACACCACACTTCAGAAAGGAACAAGTTGAACGTTTAGTACAGCTTGCCCGTGAACGTGGTGATGACCCTATGGCACAAGCGATTGAAACTGCAGCCTATTCAGGGATGCGTCAAGCAGAACTAAGGCGGTTAAAAGTATGGGACGTTGATTTTCACAAGAATGTATTTCTTGTTGGAGGCACACCTGAATCACGGACAAAAGGACGTAATTACAGAGAAGTACCTATTCACCCTAGGTTACTTCCAGTCATGGAATATCGTGCTTCATCAGCTCGTCCCATGAACTCCTACATCTTTGATGAGTTCCGTAATCGATGGCACTTGTACCATCAATGGGAACATGTCTACGAAAAGATTCAATGGGAAGATCGTTCAGTTACTGATGCGCATTGCTGGAAGAGTTTAAGAAACTCCTATATCTCTTGGGCACTTGCTCAAGGCACACCAGTGATGACCGTTCAACGCTGGGCAGGTCACAGTTCCGTAACAGTGACGGAAGGCTATTACAGCCACAACAACGCACAAGATCAGGCTGAAGCAGCTCGAATGTAGTGCGTCGAGAGGAGCGACAAACAGGGGCTAACACCCTTATCCAGCTTCAAAACCCCTTGTTCAGATAGACTGAAAACCCAGTGGGGGCGTGGCGGAATCGGTAGACGCACGCGACTTAAAAAGGCGTGCTTCTACTGGTTCACATGCGGACAGATCAAGGACGCATCAGTCACACTCACTGCGGCGCAGTACTATCCACTTGTGAATAGGGGTAAATCACGAATCTAGTGCGTCTAGCACAAATTATTTAGATGCCAACACCTGCCCAAATCGAAGAGCAAATCAAGCTCGAAAGGGAACAGATCAGACAAGGCTTAGAACGCCTCAGAGACAACACGGTCAAGCTCCAAGACAAAGAGTATGCAAGTGCTTCTGTCTATGGCTGTAGCTCCATACAAGAGCTATTGCCCAAGGCCATTGAGCAGATCAAAGAAACTGCTTACGCACGAATCCACAAGGGGCACACAGGCAGACATCTTGCAGAAATTCATCAGTACTTAGCTGACATCGAGCCTGAAGCAGCGGCTGCCATCGCTTGCAAGGTGACCTTTGACAAGGTGTTCTCTAGCAAGCAAAAGGCAAACCAGCTTCAGAACGTCACTGATGCCATAGGTAAAGCCGTAGAAGATGAATGCACCATCCGCCACTACGAAACCAACTGCCCTGGTCTCCTACACGTATTAAAGGAAAACTATTGGCACCGAGCTATTGGCACCGAACAAAAGGTAGTAGTCATCAAAACATTGATGAAACGCTATGAAGTGAAGCATTGGGAACCTTGGGGCAGAAGCAACCGAATCAAACTTGGCGGCTGGCTACTTGATTGCATATGCCTAGCCAGCGGTTGGTTTGACGTTCAGATGACACAACCAGGAGGTAAACGTCAAAAGTTTATTGTGCCTACTCCTGAATTTCTTGAAATTAGGGATGAAGTGATGGCGACTGCTGAGTTATTCAGCCCACTTGCTTGGCCGATGCTAATCGAACCAAACGACTGGTCTAACGAAAGACAAGGCGGATACATCCTTAATGAAGTAATGAAGGGTTATGACATGGTGCGCCGGGGTGAGCACTGTTGTATACAGGGGGAAACACCCATCACCTTTTTGAATCATATTCAGAAGGTTGCTTACACACTTAATCCATTCATTGTTGACGTTGCAGAGACGTTACAAGAACGTGGTATTGCAATTGGTAAGTTTGTCCCTGTTGTAGAACTACCTCTACCCAATAAGCCGTTAGACATTGCAGAGAACTTCGATTCTCGTAAGGACTATCGACGCAAAGCAGCTGATGTAATGAACATCAATGCACAACAATTTAAACGGTCATGTCGTACACGTATGACCATGAACGCAGTTAAAGTATTTAAAGGTAGAGAGAAATTCTTTATTCCTTGGAGCTTTGACTACCGTGGACGTGCTTATCCAATCCCTGCATTCTTAACACCACAAGATACAGACTTCGGTAAAAGTTTATTGCTCTTCGCAGAGAAGGCAACAATGACATATGAAGCTGAGGACTGGTTACGTTTCCAAGTAGCCACTACTGCTGGTAAGGATAAAGAAACGATAGAAGATCGTATCAACTGGACTAGTCACAATCACTCGCTAATTACACGTGTTGCAACTGACCCAATTGGAAACCTTTCAGACTGGGAAGAGATTGATGAACCATGGCAATTCCTTGCGGCTTGTCATGAGTACTATCATACTTGCATTTTGTGTGACAGAAATTACACAAACTTACCTGTGGCCGTTGATGCAACGTGTTCAGGATTGCAAATCTTGGCAGGTCTCGCTAGGGACGCCAGTACAGCAAAACTTGTTAATGTCTTGCCTAGTGAGAAGCCACAAGATGCCTACAAGGTAATTGCAGAACAAGCAAAACCTAATGTTCCAGAGTCTATCCGTCCACACATGGATAGAAAAACTACTAAGCGAACAGTAATGACAGTTCCTTACAACGCAAAACCCTTCTCTAATAGAGGCTACATCCGTGAAGCTTTAAAAGAAAAAGGAGTTGAAGTTGAAAAGGACGATCTAACAGCAACAGTTAATGCTGTACGTGAAGCAATGAATGTCATTGTTCCCGGTCCAATGAAAGTAATGAAATGGATCGAGAAAGAAGTTGGTAATGCTATTGATCGTGGTGAACAAGAAATCCAATGGTGTACTCCATCAGGATTTGTCGTCACTCAACGCTTAATGAAACCAATTGTAGAAACCATTGAACTACAACTACTAGGTAGATGTCAGATCAAAGTAGCTACAGAAGAAGGAGACAAGGTAGATAAATCACACCATAAAAATGCAACAGCACCGAACCTTATTCATTCATTAGATGCAAGCCTCCTCCACCTATCTGCAATACGCTTCAACGCTCCGCTGGCCCTCATACACGACTCGGTTTTATGTCGTGCTACTGACATGCATATTCTTTCAGCCATTGTTCGTGAAGTATACATGCACTTATTTGCAGAACAAGATTACTTAACGTCTTGGGCAGCACAAATCGGAGCTGAATCCGAACCACCGATTATTGACACACTTAACCCTGAGTCAGTAATTGAATCCACTTATTTTTTCTGTTAATGACACGCAACACAATCGTAACACCAGAGCCTGTAATCCTTGAAGGATATCAAGCTGTAATGACACCATCTAAATTTGGTTATTCTCTTGCCGCTATTGTTGGACAAGAAATTGTAGATCAACTAGAAGATGACCGTACCGAATCCCTTAAGTGGGCAGAATCTAAACTTAAGAATCCAAAGCGTTCAGTACTTAAGCCTGAACCTTGGGAAGAGATGAAAGAAGGTGAATATAAAGTAAAGTTTTCTTGGAATGAGGATTCTCGTCCTCCTGTAGTAGATACTGAAGGTACTCTTATTACTGATGAACGTCTTCCTATCTATAGTGGTTCAAAGGTAAAGCTAGCACTGTATCAAAAACCTTACATCCTTCGTGATGGTGTCACCTATGGCACAAGCTTGAAGCTAAAAGGTATTCAACTGATCTCACTACAATCTGCTGCTGGTGTTGATGTAGGAGATATGTCAACTGAAGATGTTGCTGAATTGTTTGGTAGTACAGCTGGATTCAAGGTATCAGATACAAATGTAGTATCAGCTGAACCTAGTTCTGTGGAGGATGACAATGATTTTTGAATACGAAACCAAGAAAAACAATGAGCTAGGACTTTACGAAGCAACACTAACAGTAGAGCTACCTAAAGTAACAGTGACTAGATACAAAGCTGATCGCAATGATTTCAAGTATGAAATGCGTCGAGCTGTATCAGAGATCGTGGAAGAAATCATTGAAAAAGCTATTGACGACTAATAATGGCTTTTCGATCAGGACTTGAAGAACGAGTAGCTGATCTTATGTGTGAGTTGGGTGTCAAGTATGAATATGAATCAACTAAGGTTCCATACGTCATCCAACATATTTATACGCCTGACTTTCTCTTACCTAACGGCATCTATTTAGAATGCAAAGGGTACTGGGACGCAGAAGATAGGCGTAAGATTCGCAACGTAAAAGAACAGCATCCAGAACTAGATTTACGTATGGTATTTCAATCTCCATACAATACTATTAGTAAAAAGTCTAAGACTACCTATGCCGCATACTGCG